ATAATTTTTATTAAATTTTTATATTATTTTTCTCATTCGTTTCATAGATTGTCTGCATATTCTCAAATCCTTTGCATATAGTTTTCATATTCTGAATAAGGTATACGTGTAATACGTCCATCTCTTTTGGCTTTTATTACTCCAGTACGTACCCTTTCATAAATAGCTCCATAACTTACTTTCGCTTTTTTAGCAAATTCACTTATAGTCAATGGCCCTTTTTCTATATCATTTAGATTTTGTTGTACCTCTATGACTTCTAAATGTTCTTGCTGAACCTTTTTGGCGATATTAATTAGTTCATCAATCTCTTTATCTAGATTTTCTTTCAAAGCTTCTAAAGCTCGAATTTTTATTTCACACTCTAAATTCCAATCAGGCATATACATAATCTCCTTTCAATTTATTTGGTTGCTACCCATACATAAGCTATAAATTTTGATACAGCGGTTTCATCAATAACCCACCGCCAAGCGTTCGTTACGATAAGGGAATAATTAGTAATAGCTAGACATATATTAAATATTTTTATCTTATAATTATCACTATACTTTTGAGCTTAACCATAGTTTTTTCAGCTTATGCTATAATGAATTTGTCATAAGACAAAGCTCGTTTTTTTCTAAAAACTTCATTTACTTCAACTTTTATATTTATTTACTTGCAAGCTAAGGGATTTTTTTCAACCCCTTAGCTTATTTTTATCCTGCTATTAATTGTTGCGATAACAACAATCTAAACGCTTCACGTCCTCGTGGTGTGATAAGTGTTTGAATACCACTCCAGCTATCATCTTTAGCTTTTTGTTCTTTGACTTCAAAATAACCCTTACCATTGCTATCATTTGCTATAAACTGAGAATATGGCTGTAATTTACCTTTAATATTTCGATAAACAAACTTTCTTTCTAAAAGCCAATTTATAAAATACTTTTGACCAATGTGTAACATCTTAGCTGTATCTCTAAAATTAGTTAGTGTATTTCTATCAACTAATTCATCAAAATAATCAGCTTTAGGCTTCATTATTTGATTTTCTGTAGTAAGTTTTAGAATTTGTTCATCTTTCATCAATAGATTTTTATTAGCAATAGTTAACGCACGACTCATTACCATTTCAGGGCTATTCCATTTTTTACCGATATCTATAAAATATTGACGAGCTATCATTCCTTTTTCATTTTGTTGCATCATAGCAAGATGTTTTGCCATGTCTAAAGTTAATACATGATTTAAAATCACCTTAACTCCACTAACTCCACCACTTTCCGTTTTTTCGGAATATGGTACAAAATCAACATTTTCAATAAATCCCTTACTTTTGCGATTAAACCATTGGGTATATTTTTCTTTTACTTCTAAAAAATCATAAAGCATACGACCACTTATTGTAGGTTCACCATTTTCATTTACTTCAACTTTTAATAATTCGTTCATATTTATGCTCCTTTTCGCTTTTTCTAGAATTAAATTCTAGTATTTTACCAAAAAAAATATGCTCTATTGGTATTTTATAAATAAAAGATATTTTTTGTTGCATTATTGGATTAACTAATCCAGAGTTTTTCTCCCATTTTATAAGTGTATCTTTTCCTATACCAATGAGCTTTGCAGCATCTATAATTCTAAAACCTGCATTAACTCGAGCTGCTTTCAATGTTATTTGGAAGCTCATTACTTCTCACCTCTTGTAACTCATTTTACTAGAATTAAATTCTAGTGTCAAGTGATTATAGAAAAAAAATCTAGTGTATTAGAGTTTTAGTTGCTAAATATAGAATTTTATTCTAAAATATAAATAAAAGGAAGTGATAGAAATGTCTGATAGTAAACTGATTTTTAGCAAAAATTTAAAAACCTTATTAGAAAAAAAAAATCTCTCACAAGTAGAATTATCAAAGATTTTAGGTGTTAGTGAATCTAGTGTTGGCAAATGGCTTTTACAAAAATCGATGCCAAGAATGACTATTATAGAAAAATTAGCACAATATTTTCAAGTAGATAAAACATATTTTTTCAAAGACACTAATAATGAATTGCCAGAATTAACAGAAAAAAACAATATAGATTTTCCACAAATTAAAGCAATTCAAAGAGCTATGACTAATGTTGATGAAGAAAAACGTAATCGCATGTTAGAAGTGCTAAAAATATCTTTTCAGGAAGCTTTTGAAGAAGATGACGATGATTAAACCCAACTATAAGAAAGCTGAAATGTTTGCTAGGAAATTTTTGAAAGATAGTAAAGTCGAAGGATTTCCATTAGATTTAGATTTCTTTAGAAAAATATATAATAAGACACATAATATAAGATTACGTATAAAATCATTTTCGTGGTATATGAAAAAATATGGTTTCAGTTATAGTGGCATGGTAGAATTTATCAATAGCGAGGACGGCTGTTGTTTTTATTTTAAAGAAGAAGAAAAAGCTATTATTATTTATAATGATTTTCTAAATAATGCTGGACGTATTCGTTGGACAATAGCTCATGAATTTGGTCATTTAATTTTAGGACATATAAATAATGATCGTGCAATAATAACACGAAATAGACTTTCTGAAGAAGAATATAGTGCTTACGAATTAGAAGCAAATACATTTGCTAGAGAACTTTTAGCACCTATGAGTTTAGTTTATTACATATATGACTGCTTAGGAGATAAGATATCTATTGACTCTATTTTTGGGATTTCACATGAAGCTGCTCAAAATATACTTAATCGTATGTTAGAATGGTCAAAAACACACGATTATAGCAAAGATACTTGTCTATATGTACAATTTTCAAAATTTATCCATTCAAAATATTGTAGCAGTTGTAATCACTTTTTTTTAAGTCGTAACAAACAAGATAAGTATTGTAAATTTTGTGGTAATGAACTTGAATTCAAATATAAAGGAGATATAAATAATATGAAATATACTGATTACGATACTAATGAAAATAATCAAGTTTCAAGATGTTTAACTTGTGATAACGAAGATATTGATTTTGATAATGAAGCATATGCTTTTTGTCATATATGTGGCTCACCAGTAATAAATAAATGTCTTAACGAAGACGAATGTGGTGTTAACGTACCAGCAAATGCAAGATTTTGCCCATATTGTGGAGTAAAAACATTATTTTTCGAAAGAGGTATCTTATCGGATTGGAAAGATGAGCAAAATGAAATTAATGATAACTCAAGAAATTCATTTAATCTTAATACTGATGATCCTATTCCATTTTAAAACTATTTATATGGAATATAACTTTTATAATTTAATATCTAGAAAATTTTAATAATAATAAAGGAGTGATAGC